GCACAGCATACCAAGTCCAGAAACTATAGCAACGCGAGGCGCGTGGCGAAAGACGTTACACGGAAATCCGCCGAGCACACTTCGGAGTGCTTGCCCCTGACGGTAGATTACAGCGCCCTGAATATCTCGGAGGCGGAAGCACTCGAGTTACTATTCATCCAATCGCCCAAACTTCGGAAACGGGCGATACCCCTCAGGGTAACCTTGCCGCTATGGGAACCATGTCTACTTCGGGCAACGGTTTCTCTAAATCCTTCACCGAGCACTGCGTCATTATCGGTATGGTCGCGGTTCGCGCTGACCTCAACTATCAACAGGGCCTTAATCGTATGTGGTCCAGGCGTACACGCTGGGACTTCTATTGGCCCGCGCTTTCACACATCGGAGAACAAGCTGTTCTAAACAAAGAGATCTATGCACAAGCTACATCTGCCGATGACGACGTCTTCGGTTATCAAGAGCGATACGCGGAATATCGATACAAACCTTCTCTCATTACCGGACAATTCCGTTCTACTTACGCTCAGTCTCTCGATGTGTGGCATCTCGCTCAGGAGTTCGAAACTCTCCCGGTTCTTAACTCGACATTTATACAGGACAATCCTCCTGTTGACCGGGTTATCGCTACTCCTGCAGAGCCTCACTTCTTATTCGACGCTTACTTCAACTTACGATGTGCTCGACCAATGCCAGTGTACGGCGTACCTGGATTAATCGATCACTTCTAGACGTTGTTACCGTAGGGGCCCCCCATGGTGGGGGGCCTTCACTTCTTCGGGGGTTCTATGTCGACAGACAAGTCCTGGTTCGCGGATATCGTAGATGGGATTACTTATCTTATTCTCGCGATCTGGGAGTTCATAAAGGGTGGCGAATGATTTTAAATGAGCAAATACCAAAACTGTCGATCTTCGGTGTCGACGATATGTTAATCGGGGGTGCCCTGGCTGGGATCGGTTCAGCTGCAGGCGGCTTAATCAATTCGGGTTCTCAGAACGCCGCGAATGAGGCCAATAAACAAATAGCCGCCGATCAAATGGCCTTTCAAGAACGGATGTCTAATACCGCTTATCAGCGTTCTGTGGCCGACATGCAAAAAGCCGGAATCAATCCAATGCTAGCTTTCTCTCAGGGTGGCGCAAGCACACCCACCGGCGCTAATGCACAAATGCAGGCAACTAACCCAGGAGATGCCCTTGAAGGGATCTCTAAAGGCATGTCGTCCGCTATGGACATCTCAAAATTAAAAAAAGAACAACAAGTCCAGGACACTGCAATCGATCTTAATAAGGCGGCGTCTTCGGAAAAAAACACCTCGGCCTCACTTAATGAGGCAGCTAAAAAGAAGGTCGTAGAGGAAATTAAAGGCATCCAAATCGCTAATAAGCAAAACTCAGCACGGACTGCGGTCATCGAACAACAATCACAAGCAGATCAACAACACTCAAAGATGAACGCTAATCCGTGGGCGGTTAAGGCCGACTGGCTTTTAAAACGTCTTCTGCCGATCTTCGGAGCCGGCAACAGCGCAATCGGAACACTAACTAAAGGCATAGGAGCACTAAAATGACAAAAATCACACATCGAACGCGGTATGACCGCAAAAAGGTCTCAATCGAATTCAAGGAGCCTACGCTTACAAAGCAGAGCTTCAGGGACGAGTGCGACATCAACAACATCATGAAAAAATACCGTCGCACGGGAGTTCTCCCAACGCTCATTAAAGAAAATCCGATGTGGGGAGACTTCTCAAACCCGGTAGACTTCCAAGAGGCTCAAAACATAGTTATCAAAGCAGTAGAGCAATTCCAGAGCCTCCCCGCTCACGTTCGTGAGCGATTTAACAATAGCCCGGAAAAGTTCCTTGAATTCACTCACAAGAAAGAGAATAGAGAAGAGATGGGGAGACTAGGGCTACTGAAAGAGGACGCGGTAAAAGCCAAAGGCACCGCGTCAAACAAGGAAGATGGCGAAGCTCCCGCATCTCCGGGTTCGGAGCCTAAAACCAAAGAAAAGCCCGCGAAGTCGTGAGACTTCGGGGCAGACAAGCGGAGCGCGTCAGTTCGGACCCCGTTGGACGAAAAACGTACAAAAAAAGTACCCCACCAGTTACATCACTTGATGTAACTGGTGGGACTGACACCAAGTCAGTCAAAAATTACTTATCAGTATCCCCAGGAATCTGGTTCAACCTGTGGACAATGGTCCAAAGCAAACGCTCCCAGAATAGCAACTGGGTATGAGAATAGGGCAAACCATCGGGCTCATGCGACGACGATTCAAACGACGACGCAACGGCTCGATCATTAGCCCGCTTCATACCCTCTATGCGATTCTTGAGCGTACCTGCAAGGGCAAGCAACTCAACACGGGTGACCGATATCTGGTGATACTTATTTAAGTTATTACTAGCTTGTTTCATTGGGACCTCCTGTTAATCTAGACAAATCAGGCATTAGCCGATAGTCTAAGGTCGCCGGAGGCGCTCGCAGAGTTTAACCTTGACTAGAGGAAAAGGGCTGATAAAACAGCAAAACAGGAGATCCACAATGAGCAAGCGATTCAAAATGTCCAAACGGGGTTCCAAAAGACTATTCAGGCGTACCGCAGGTCGCACACACCGACGCAACATCAGCCCTCGGCCAATGCGTGGTGGAATTAGACTCTAAAAAAAGAAAGGGAGCCATAACGTGCCTTGTTATGACCCCCGTAAAGGATACCGTTCCAAAACGGTTAATCCTTCGGGTAAACGTAGCATAGTTTTTAATGTCAAAGAAGGGTTCGAAGACCTTCCTGTGACAATATCCTGCGGCCAATGTATTGGCTGCAGACTCAAACGGTCCGCCGAATGGGCGGTCCGCATCCATCACGAAGCTTCCCTTCACGATTACAACTGCTTCCTAACCCTTACCTACTCCGATGACAAAATGCCCGCTAACGGCGGGCTACAACTCGAAGACTTCCAGCTCTTCATGAAACGGTTCCGCAAGGCCGTTTCCCCTCTCCGCTTACGATTCTTCCATTGCGGAGAATATGGCGAGACATTCTCTCGCCCTCACTATCATGCCTGTATCTTCGGATACGACTTCCAGGATAAAGTCCTACATACCGAGAGACTCGGTAACAAACTCTTCACGTCGGAGATGCTCGACGACTTATGGCAAAAAGGCTTCTCAACAATAGGCGCGGTAACCTTCGACTCTGCCGCATATGTGGCCAGATATATTACGAAGAAGGTTCTCGGCGAACGCGCCGAATGGTTCTACAGCGAAATCGACCCGGAAACGGGAGAGATTCACAGGGAGCTACGTCCCGAATATGTAACCATGAGCCGTCGGCCAGGGATTGGAAAGACCTGGTTCGAAAAATATAAAGAGGATGTATATCCATCCGACTTCGTCGTTATCGACGGAAAAAAATTCCCCCCTCCCCGCTACTATCGGGGCCAACTAGAAATTGTAGATCCAGAAAGTTTCTCTCTCGCTCGTGGCCGCTCTCTTGCGGCCGTTGAGCAAGCTAAAGACGATCCAAACAATAGCCGTGAACGTCTCTGGGTAAGAGAGGAAGTTCAATTATCACGGCTTCAATTATTAAAACGAGGTTACGAAAGTGTTGATTAAAGTATTCGCAATTCTAGACGTTAAAACAGGTATCTATTCACATCCTATCTTCCTTCCTAGCGTTGGAGCTATGATGCGAGCGTGGGTTGACCACGCCAACGATCCTCGATCCTCTATTTCAAAACATCCTGAAGATTACTCTCTATTCGCTATCGGCGACTACGACGATCAAACTGGCAAATTCATCAACGCTATAACCCCGGAATGTTTAGGGGTTGCGGCTGAGGTTATTCGCGGTAATATGAGTGATTCTTCCAAAGCAGAGTTTCCCGGGACGTGAGTCCCGACTGTCGTATAACTATAATTAGGAGATCTTAATGAAATCAGTCATGACACATTCCTTCTCGCAGGTACCTTCTGCGAAAATACCCCGGTCGAAGTTCGACCGAAGTCACGGGTTTAAAACGACCTTCGATGCCGGTTATCTTGTACCAGTATTCGTTGACGAGGCACTTCCGGGGGATACGTTCTCACTGAGCATGACGACGTTCGCTCGTCTTGCGACTCCCATTGTTCCTTTTATGGACAATATGTTCTGCGATAGCTTCTTCTTCGCCGTTCCTATTCGTCTTATTTGGGATAACTGGCAAAAATTTAACGGCGAGCAAATCGACCCAGGCGATTCTACCGACTACCTCACTCCGCAAATGGTTTCTCCTGCGGTTACTGGATATCAAGTCGGCACTCTCTCCGATTACTTCGGACTACCTACCGGCAAAGCCGGTCTTACTCACTGTTCCTTCTGGCATCGCGCATACAACCTCATCTGGAATGAGTGGTTCCGCGATCAAAACCTTCAAGACTCTGTCGTTGTAGACAGGGACGACGGTCCCGATTCTCCATCAGACTACGTTCTTCTTCGGCGCGGTAAGCGCCATGATTACTTTACTTCTTGTTTACCGTGGCCTCAAAAAGGCGACGCGGTACAAGTTCCATTAGGGGCTACTGCACCAGTGGTCGCTAACGGCGAACCACCATCCTTCGAAGACGACGCGACGGGAACAGTGTTCCGATCATTGACAATGGTTAGCGGCAACAGTGCCGCTTTCTGGGGAACTGACCCCGGAACATCAAGCACAGCCCGCTTCGCGGTAGGCGGTGAAACCGGCCTCGAAACGGATCTAAGCGATGCAACGGCCGCTACTATCAACCAACTGCGACAAGCATTCCAAATCCAAAAACTATATGAACGTGACGCTCGTGGCGGAACACGTTACACGGAAATCATCCGAGCACACTTCGGAGTGGTTTCCCCGGAC